GCCATCTTCTTATAGTGTTCAGCTGGCGGTATAGTTCGAAAACGTTCTGAGCAGCTTTCTTAATGAAAGCTGGTTTAATGTCGATACCATCGAAGAAATGAGATCCACAACTCTCTCTAAACGGACATAAGCCTGAAAAGCTTTTTGTCCGATTTACTGAGAAGCCAAGGAATTCACTAAACGATGAAAAGAGTTCAAAGGCTGAAGATGGTAAAATAACATCATCTCCATAAACGCTTATCAAGCTCACATCTAAATTAAGGTATGAGCATACGCTATATGCTGCAGCGTAAAAGACGAGCGATTCAAGCTCAAATGTGAAGCCGTTTCCCATACTGGAAAACTTCTCCCACATAAAATGCTTGCCATTGAAAATACCGAAATGTGATCGACCAGCATCAAGAAGAGATGACCAATGAGAAGGAAAACACTCAAAGATCATTCGCTTCGAAATGGTGTCGCTAGCAGAAGAGAAGTCAACGGTAGCGAGGCTAGAATCTTTCGATCCTAGCTTTGCCAATCGCTGATTAATCTCCTGAGAGTTAAGGTTGATCCCATGTCCAAGAAGGCGCCTACGAATCATAGAGCCAATAGCTTTTTGAAACCAGAGATTGATTCCTGGCTCAATCGCTATGACTCGATCAGTAAACGCATCCTTGGGGACAGTGACAATTTGGTTTCGGATATCAAATGTAGGAAAACCTATCTGTTTAAGATGGGCATCCCACATAGGATATGCTGCTGGAAAGCAGTTGGAAACTAAATAGTACAAATCGCGCGTTATTCCAGTTTCACACTGGAATTTATTGGTAGCTGTAGCCATTACCCCTTTAATACGGGTAGTGACACCAGGACCCCAATTTGCCTCATCAAAGAGCTCTTCGGGTGAATAACCGACCAACACACTTGACACTTTCCGTATAAATGCGTTAAGCAGATATACGTTAGGCCCATGGTAATTTGGGTCTAAGTCGAGGTGTGCAAACCGGCGATTCGTTTGCTTACAAAGTTCTTCCATTTGAAAGAACTTATTAATTGCTACTTGCTTTATATCTATACCAGTTTCTAAAAAATTGGCCTTAGATACAAGCTTCGTAGCAGCGTAAGCATCACG